CTAGTGCGTTTACTGTAGTAGCTGATTCATGCCCAGGAAGGGGGACAAGAGAGAGGAATGAATTACAGCTTATTTAATTTCAATTTTCCAACTAATAAAAAAATCGCCCTCGCAAGCTAGGGGTTCTCTCTCTTTTGGATTCTTCTTGCGGTCCATCTGGCCCCAGCTTGCACCTCAACTATTGAGACAATCATGAACAAAGTCAAAAAAGAAGCTCTCGGGTTTGTCTTGAGCAAAAAAAAGAGAAGGAAATTAAAAAAGCTTACCCATGAAATTATCGATGATGCCGTTGAAAGTTTTCTTGAAAAAGGTGGGGAGATTAAACAGCTAAAGGATATGGGCAAGCTGGCTGACATAGATGATGTAGGGGGAATTATGTGGAGACAAAGCCACCCAGTCATTGATCCAACAGTTACTGAGAACAAATGGGGATGGGGGCATCATTGATGGAGCCTGAAATGAGAATGGTGGGGGTGGATTGCCCCTGGTGTGAAAAAAGATTTGTCACTGGGATCTATCAACTCCGAGAGGAGATCCAGTGTATGCACTGTGAAGAAAAAATCCTGCTGATTTGTAGGTTAGAGAAAATGGATTTTCTCAAATTACTTCCATTGAAGGATAAAAAGAAACGAAGTGAATCTGTTCGAAGAACAACTCCAGCTAGAGAAACAGTCTAGAAGACTCGGAGGGGAGAGATTCAAGAGAATCGTCCTCGGGGCTACCAAGGATCAAGCATGGATGCGACTTCCCTCCAGTCGTTCTATCGTCCGAGAAGCCGTAGGGCTGGTTTCGGATGAACTTACTCAGCTTATAACTACGAAGCAGACAAAAATTAGTGGGGTACAGAATATTGGTGTGGCTCTTATGGGTTCCATTGGTATAGATCCCCGAGAGGCCAGTTACATAGCACTTGCTATCGTTATGGACTCTATCGTCCTGAAAAACAGCCACTCAGACACTTGTTTTAAAATAGGCAAAGCCATAGAAGACCAAGCAAGATTTCTTGTCTTCAAAAAAGCCTATCCCCATTGGTTCAATAAAATCAAAACGCACCAACAACAATCCCGAAAGCCAGCTTGGAAAATTAGGGATGTCCTTCACAACCAAGCAAGGAAAAAAGCAGGGATCGAGTGGGACCTTTGGGGTGCAAAAGAACGAATGAAGGTAGGGGCTGTTATGGTTGAAATTATCATTCGCCAAACAGCCCTTGTTCAAAAATCTTTACAGACAATCAAAGGGAAAAAGTTTCACTACCTAGTAGCCAACGAAGCAACGATAGCTTGGCTTGAGGAAATGAATAAAAGGCATGAATACCTCAGTCAAATTTATATGCCTTGTGTCCTCAAACCAAACGAGTGGTCAGATGTCATTGGAGGGGGATATTGGTCAGGGTGGCTGAAGGGGGTCAATGCAGTAAAGGTTAAAAACCGTAGGCTTCTTCCAGAGATTTCTGAGTCCGAGAGTATGGACACCTTTTACGGTGCTTTAAATCTCTGTCAAGGCTCAAGCTTTAGCCTCAACATCCCTGTCCTCAAGGTCATGAAAACCCTTAAGGATTCTGATGCCACTACCCAAGGCATTCCCGTAGTCCGAGATGCTCCAATACCCCCTATGCCCCAGAGCATCGAGGGTATTCGAAGACGGGATATGACCGAGTCACAAATTAAAATTTACCAACAGTGGGCTCAGGTAGCAGGGGGGATACATAGGTCAAACGAAAGACAGACAAGTAAAAGAATCCAGTTCATAAGAACCCTTATGATGGCTGAACAATTTTTGAAGTACAAAGAGTTTTGGTTTGTCTGGCAAGCAGATTTTAGGGGTAGGTTATACCCTTGTTTTTCTTTTCTTAGTCCTCAAGGCCCTGACTATTCCAGGTCTCTTCTTAAGTCTAGCCTTGGTCTACCTTTGGTAGACGATAACCAAGTGGAAGCCCTAGCGGTCCACGGTGCAAATATGTACGGGTTTGACAAAGTTTCTCTTGAAGAACGGTATGGTTGGGTCCTCGCAAATGAGGCTGACATCATCAGGGTTGCCCAAGACCCTCTCGGATTCGATTGGTGGCAAGAAGCTTCAGAACCTTGGGGATTCCTGGCCTTTTGCTTTGAGTGGTTTGGGTTTGTAAAGAGAGGAAAGGGTTTTATTAGTTCTCTCTTTGTCCAAACCGATGGTTCACAAAACGGAATCCAACACTACGCTGCACTTCTGAGACATGAAGATACTGCAAGGGCTGTCAACCTAATACCTCAGGATAAACCCGAAGACCTTTACCAGAGGGTGGCTGACCGAGTTGCTGAACTCATCAAACATGAGAATCACCACTATGCCCGAGAGTGGGAAAAGAGTGGTCTTTTAACCCGTAAGCTCGGAAAGAAACCCACGATGGTTTATCCCTATGGTGGGACTCTGTTTTCTACCAAGGCTTACATAAAGGATTACATCACCCAGGAAATTTTAGACAAAGGTAAGGCTTACCCATTTGACGGGGGCAAACTCCAGGGAACTGATACCTTTGGCCCTGCCAGCTATATCGGCCCCTTTGTAAAAAAGGCTATCGATGAGGTAGTAGTCGCAGCAGCCGAGGGGATGAAATATTTTCAAAAAGTTTCAAAGAAAATAGCAGATGAGGGGCATCACCTTAGGTGGACTTCACCCTCAGGTTTTGATTGTCTTCAATATTACCCTGAGTACCGATCAAAAAGAATAAAGACCGAACTTTATGGAAATACCATAAAGATGAGGTACACCGAGGAACAAGATGGAAGGGTTGAAAGCCCAAAGGTGCGACAGTCAACCCCACCAAATGTGATCCATTCCTTTGATGCAGCACACCTTCATTTAACACTTAAAAAAGCAAGGGAACTAGGGCTGACCCAGGTCAATTGTGTCCATGATTCTTATGGTGCAGTTGCCTCTCAGGCCCCCCTTCTTAACAGAATTCTTCGGGAAGCATTTGTTGAAATGTACACCGAGGATGTACTGGGAGATTGGCATGATCAAATGAAGTCCTTTGGGGTTTCTGATCTTCCTGATCCCCCAGCTTATGGGAATCTTGATGTCTCTCAAGTGAAAGACTCAGATTTCTTCTTTTGTTAAAACGCCAAGCATAAGGAGCTACATGGCAGCCACAACCAGGACGGTAAAAGGCCAAGCTTATTGGGCCAAGGTAATGGTTCCCGATAAGGAATACCAAACCTTTAACATAGAAATCTTGTTAGACAAATCTAAACAAGAGGAATTCAAAGCTCTCATTCAGTCTGAGATAGACAAGAAGGTAGAGATGCACACCGAGGGAAAGAAAAAACCCAAGGTTGAACATTTTCCCTGGAGGATTGTTGAGGATGCTGAAGGAATGGAAACAGGAGAAATCCGATTCAAATTCAACATGAAAAAATCCTTCGTCACTAGGGACGGGGAAACTGTTGAACAACACCCTCAGGTTTTTGATTCTAAAGGTAATCTGATTACAGACAAGTCCTTTAGGATTGGAAACGGGTCCGTAGTCAAAGTCGCTTACTTCATGGCCCCTTATTTAAACAAGGGGAAAGCTGGGGTTTCTCTTCGGCTTAAAGCAGTCCAAGTCATAGACCTCGTTCACTACGGGGTTAACTCTGATCCCAAAGCCTTCGGTTTTGAAGAGGAAGAAGAGGGTTTTTCTTATGACAAAGAGCAAATGGACAGAGCCCTTGAAAGTGAAACCGAAGATTTTTAAGAAAAAATTTCGAAGCGGATTCGAAAAGTCGATTGCTCTTGCGTTGACTGAGGCTGGTGTCGATTACGAATTTGAGACAGTCAACATTCCTTATGTTCTGTCTCATATTTATATCCCTGACTTTATCTTACCCAATGGAATCCTTGTGGAATGCAAAGGGTTTTTTAAAGCAGACGATAGAAAGAAACACCTAGCCATCAAAGAGCAACACCCTGACCTTGATATCCGCTTTGTCTTCCAGGCCCCCAACGGAATTGTTGGGGGTGCTAAAAAATTATCTTGCTCCAAGTGGGCTGACAAATACGGGTACAAATGGGCGAAACGATGGATACCGAAGGATTGGATAGCGGAGAACACAAGGGACATCTCCCATGTGAAGATTGTGGATCAAGTGATGCCTTAGCTGACTACGGGGATCACACCTATTGCTTCAGTTGTAAAAAACATACTAAGAATCATGAGTATGAAGGGAAGCTTTCCCAGATTACTGATCTAATTTTAGGGGATGTTAAACCACTTAAAAGAAGAGGGATCAATGCTGACACTACGAAGAGATGGGACTATAGGACAGCACTTTACCAAGACAAAACCGTCCACATCGCAAATTATCGTGACGGGGGGAGGGAGATTACTGGTCAGAAGATCAGAAATAAGGACAAAGATTTTTGGTGGACAGGACAATCAT